TTGCCATTGTCTATCAAGACGACGACCGTTACCATTGGCGATAGCTTTACGCACACCCCAGCGCATACCCTTTACACCGTAATGCATCAGGTATTCATTGGTTCTGGTTACACCATAATACTGCGCCATAGGTCATCACCGCCCACGACGTTTCTTACCCTGACGATTGCCTCCGCCATTTGCATACTTAGTGCCCTTGAAGGCCTTATTCATTTCACTACGGAACTCGGCAGCCTTCCTTGCAGCACGCTTTGTGGTAGCAGCACGATAAGCGTTATAGCCAGCGCCAGCAGCAAGACCAGCACCAAGAGCGGCAGCACCAACACGGGCATATGTGCTGTTACTGACTTTACGTGCATTGGCACCTGCTGTATTGAGAACATTAGCCTGCCTGGGCATAAGAGCTCCGCCTTTAACAGGAGCCAATTTTCCTTTGAAATTAACCATCTTTGTGGATCCGCCATAAATCCTGTTGCCAGCGTTCGCCAAACCTCCACCAAGAGCGTTACCAATAGACTTCGAGTTGCCCCAAGCCCTGAGCGAATTAGCCCCAGTATTCAAGAAGTTCTTAGATCCTTCGCGAATCACCTGACCGCCAGGCAGCTTCTTAGGCTTTCCTCTGCCATAGAACCTATTACCAAGGCGAGACATAACATCAGCAGCTCCGTTGGTTCCAAGAGCAGCCAGACCACCGGCAGCAGCAGCGCCAGCACCAAGAGCAGCAGCACGACGAGCATACTTCGCTCCGCTGTTAGCTCTCTTTTCAAGCTTCGCAAGTTTCTTCTGAGCTTTCGCATACTGCCTGCTCAGACGTTTGGCGTTGCCGCTCTCAATGGCTTTGCGAACGCCCCACTTCATTCCACGAATGCCGTAATGCGCAAGATAATCAGAACTACGCTCAATGGCATACATGTAATCATTTTCATACATAGTTATTACCTCCGTGTCATTCAAATGCGTCTCGATATAACTTATAAGCGACCAAAGCGTCCATCAATGCCGCAACCGAGTCAATCTTCTGCTCGTGCCGCTTCTTATACAATTTTCGGTTGCCGTTCGTATCTTCCAGGGTAATACAGTTTCCCATGGTGAATGACATCATTTGCTGGTCGAATATCAGCATACGATCCTCCGCCAGCTTCTTAATTTCGCCCAAAGGTACGGACTCAGTTCTCGCTCCCTGCGGAACCTTCACAATTCCGAACGGTCCATTATTCTGTTCCCATTTCTCGATAAAATCTTTTGCATAATATGGGTCATAACCAACTGACTCCACCTGGTATCGAGAATTATCAATAAACGCTTGCAGTTCCTCATATACTTCGAGGATATCCAACATGGTTCCATCCATGATCACAAGAGTTCCTTCCTTGATGAACTCTTCATACTTCTGCCGCATTGCTAATGGCAAGTTTGCAAACGTTGACGAGGTAATATAACATCTCGTCTTAGCACCAAATGACCCATCGCCGATTGGGAACAGAAATGTAAAGGCGCAGAAGTCGTCGCCGCGAGACAGGTCGACGCCCATTGAACAGCGCATATTCCAAAAATCTCTTTTACGATGGGGGAGGGTTTCCTTATACGTAAAGAAATACGTATAACCCTCGCATGGTATGCCGAATCGCTTAGCCAGCGTATCATTTCTCGTCGAAGGCGCTTTCTCTGCTCTTTCGACATCCAGCTGGTATGCTTCATAAGTGACAGTTTTGCCAAGATTCGGATTGGCTTTTACCCACATGCTCGGATTAGCGACTTCTTTAACGTCGTCGAGCTTGTAGTACCAGATCGATACGTGTGGGTTATTGTACTCGCCCTTCAGGATGCTCATCAGTTCCATTTTGATTGTGTCGCCGATAGAATTCCTGACAACTCCTTCGGAACTGGTGCAGACGATCAGATAGTCGTCCAGTTTGGATGCACCTTGCTCGATGGCACCAATGACGTCTTCACGGATATCACCGGACAGCCATTCGTCAAGGGTGGCAACTTTACAGCGAAGGCCCTGAAGTTTGTCAATAGACATTGGGCGGGTTTCCACGATGGATCCTGTAATAAAATTCTGGATTCCCATTTTCGTGGATGCTAGCTTACAGCGATCTGCCTTGGACCCTGTCGTGTTCTGGAGAGACCCTTCTGTAAGGAATTTAAACAAAGGCCCTCGAGCTCTCGTAATAGAGGTTCGAATAGGAGCCAGTGTTTCTTCGGCTTGTCTGATGGTTGGCGCTGTTACGATTTGGTCAGTTGTCGACGGATCGATGTTCAGAAAATAATTCTGGATGCAACTGGCGTAAACAGACTTGGCTGCTCCTCTACCAACAATCAGATATTGCTTTGTGGTCAGTCGCTTCTTGATGGTTCGTTGCTCATAGTGAACAGATATGCCGTCTGCATCTTTGACAGGCACACTGCGCTTCACATAGTAATACCAGCAGAACACCTGCTCAGCCCAAAGCTTGAACGAATCCAGCAGTTTCAGATCACTGCCGTCTGTTAAGGTGAGCTCTCCCTCACAGAAGGCAATAAATCCTTCAACCGGGACCGGATCGTAATAAACACCCGGGTTAGCAATCAAGCCATCAATACGGTTCATTTCCATGGATATCTCATGGCATACAGGAATGTCTCCTCGTCTTACCGCTTCACGAAACAGACCGTAATATTTCGGTGTGGCTGTGTTTGAGAGACTCAATCAATGTCTCCCTCTTCCTGTTTTGCGTGGACGACGCGTGCGCCCGGTAGGAACAACACCGGTTGAGCGAGTCAACGGGCGAGTAGTAACCCTTCCTGTTGGACTATAAACATTAATTGTTACAGGAGAGGTTGAAGGCTTCGAAGAGCCGCTACCGGAACTTCCAGAATCGCTGCTTGAACCACTGCCGCTGGATCCTGATGTTTTATCAGGGATTCTACTCTTTGCGCGATTCGCCGCAGCCGTACGATAATATGTTTCATAATACGCATTTTGACGTCTCGTACGTTCTGCTTCTTTGGCATCCCTGTCTTTCCACGCAGTTAATTGCTTTGCTCTATCTTCCTGTGATTCAAACAATGGAGCTTTGTAACCACGTCTCTCAGCTTCTTCGTAATATTCCTGATTAATCTTGTTCCGAGCTTTTCGCTGTTGCACTCGCTGATCAGATTCATATTTGGACATACGTTTATCGCGCTTGATTTCAGCATCAACTGCACCGCGTCCTTTAAACCGCTCATTAATATATGATGCAGTACCCTGACCAATTCCTGTGATAACACCAGTGCCGATAGCCGTCTTGAGTCTCTTCATAAACTTCGGATTTTCAGTACTCCCAAGCTGCCTAGCATTACGTTCAAGCGCAAGCCTTTCCGTAACTCTGCGAACCTGGTCATCTGTCAGTTTGCCATATTTCAGAGTTCCAGTTCGGGCCTGCTGCATAGCTTTCTTCATGAAGCGCGCTTCTTTGGCTTTTGGTGAATTATACGCTTTCCACTGCGCTTCAGCTTTCTTGATGCCACTTCTCATCATTTTACCCAATTTGCTTTGGGCCTTTTTATAAGCGGCGCTTCTCGGTCTCCGTGATCCTGAATGGCGAGGCTTGTCGTGGACAACACCCCACTTCATGCCCAATATACCGTAGTGAGCAAGCTCATTAGGATCATCAGTAACCGCATAATATGTCATACTCATGATTCTTCAGCATCTCCTTCGGCCTGGACATTCATTCGAAATTCCAATTCAGAAATACGGTTTGAAATTGCATCCGCAACAACAGATGAAGCTGGTGGATCGAAGATCAGTCTTACCCTGAGATATATGTACTGCCTTACTGCTTCCTTCAATCGTGGATTATCGGTAAAGCTGTCCCATGTTTCCTCAGGCCCTTCAATGGAGAAACCGTCTTCGGGTCCGACATTTAACTGAAGTAATGACAGAAATTCTGCATTAATAAGATCTTTGAGTTCCTGATCAAATCCATCATCATAAGGCGAAATACCAAGCAGCTTTTTAATACTGTTTAAGATGCTGGACGAATCAAGA